GGTCTTGCGCGTAAGAACGGCAAGAGTGCTATTGGTTCAGGCATCGCGTTGCATGGTTTGATTATGGGGCCGCGTGGCGGTGAGGTTTATTCGTGTGCCGCTGATCGAGATCAGGCACGCATCGTGTTCGGGTCGGCTAAGTCAATGGTGGAGAACTCGCCAGAGTTGGCGGCTATAACTAAGACTTATCGGGATGCTATTGAGGTGCCAAGCACTGGAAGCGTCTACCGCGTCCTGTCCTCTGAGGCGTTTACGAAAGAGGGTTTGTCCCCAACACTGGTGCTTTATGACGAGCTTCATGCCGCGCCCAATGATGAACTGTGGAATGTCATGTCTTTGGCGCAGGCTGCACGGGTGGATTCGTTGACGCTTGGCATCACTACTGCTGGCGTTAAGGGTGACAGCACTGGTCAGGATTCAACTTGTTACAGGCTTTACCAGTATGGCGAGAAGGTCGCTAGTGGTGAGGTTGATGACCCCTCGTTTTTCATGGCGTGGTGGAAGTCCAAAGATTCTGATGATCACAGGTTGAAGGATTCGTGGCTATCGGCCAACCCTGGCTTTGGTGATTTGCAAGACCCTGAAGATTTTGAGTCAGCGGTGAAACGCACACCTGAGAATGAGTTCCGCACTAAGCGAATGAATCAGTGGGTGAATGCGCAGACTGCTTGGCTACCTAGTGGGTCGTGGGATGCGTTGAGTGTCGGTGAACCACCAGCGCATGACGTTCCCATTGTTGTTGGATTTGACGGTTCCTTTTCTGGTGACTCCACGGCTCTTGTCGGGGTCACGGTTGAGTCGAAACCAACTGCGTGGCTTATTCGTGCGTGGGAGAAGCAGCCCACGGACACGGATGATTGGCGTGTTGATATTGCCCAGGTTGAGGCAACGATTATGGAAACATGCCGTGATTTTAATGTGACTGAGGTTGTGTGTGACCCTTTCCGTTGGCAGCGTTCCATGCAGGAACTTGCTGCTGCCGGGTTGCCGATTGTTGAATACAACTCAAGCAGCCCTGCACGGATGGTTCCCGCTACTGCGAAAACGTATGACGCGGTGATGAGTGGCAATTTGTTGCACGATCACAACCCCACTTTGGTGCGGCATTTGAATAACTGTGTGGTGAAAACGGATCGCCTGGGGCCGCGCATCACGAAAGAGCACCGCAATTCTCCGCGCAAAATTGATGCTGCTGTTGCTTTCGTCATGGCTTTTGACCGCGCAACTTGGGTGCATGAGCATGAACCTGAAGCACCTGACGTGAACTTTTATTGAGGAGCAACATGATCGCCAACGTTTTGCAGATCGGTGGGCTTGCAGCTGTCGCTGTCGGTGCCGCTTTGATCTTTATTCCAGCGGGGTTGATTGTCGCTGGTGTTGGTTGTGTCTTGTTCGGCTTGGCTTTGGAGCGTGACTAATGTTGAGGCGACTCATTCAACCTGCTGAGCAGAGGGCTATTTCATACCAGTCGCTGTTCCTTTCTGATCAGACTTTTGGCCAGTCCAGTCTTGCTGGCGTGCCAATGAATCAAACAGCGGCCATGAAAATTGGTGTTGTTTATTCTGCTGTCCGTTTAATTGCCGACACTGTTTCCACGTTGCCGTTGGATGTTTATTTTCGCAGGGATGGGGAGCGTGTTCCGTTTCGACCTAAGCCTGCGTGGGTTGATTTCCCTGAAGCCGACCCAACTGTTGGGCGTAGTGATTTTTACCAAACAATCATCATGTCGGTGTTGCTTGCAGGTAACTCGTACACGCGAGTGTTGCGTGACACTGATGGCAGCGTGCTTGCTTTGTCTAACCTTGACCCGATGCGTGTGCAGCCTCGCCGCAACAGCATGGGTTTCATTGAGTTTGTTTTTGATAACAGCATTGTCATTTCTGGTGAGGACATGGTTCACATCACAGACATGCGCAAAGCCGGTGACATTAAGGGCGAGTCCCGCGTTGACCAGTTGAAGGATGTGCTGGGTATTTCTCGCGCACTTGATGAGTGGTCGGCGCGTTACTTCGGCCAAGGCACTGTGTCTAGCGGGATTATTGCTTACCCAGGGGATATGACTGCTGAGCAGGCTGACAGGTTGAAGGAACAGTTTGAGAAGAACAGTCGCGGGATGCGTAACGCTCACCGGCCTAACATTCTAACTGGTGGCGCGAAATATGAGCGCATGAGTGACGATGCTGCGCAGGCGCAACTTGTTGAGGCAAAAAAGTTTGCCGTGGAGGAAGTTGCCCGGATTTTTAAGATTCAGCCTTCCATGCTTGGCTCGCAGGTTCCCGGCGCTCGCGCCTACGCCAGCCAAGAGCAGGACAGTGTTTCTTTCGTCACCATCACGTTGCGGCCTTTGATTCATAAACTTGAGGAAGCATTCGGTCGGTTGCTGCGCCCCGTGTCACCTGCTGCGTTCCTGCGTTTCAATATGGAGGGGTTGCTGCGCGGTGATATCCAATCGCGTTACGCCGCCTACTCGCAAGGCGTGCAGGCAGGTTTCCTTTCCATCAACGATATTCGCAGGCTTGAAGATTTGCGCAACGTTGACGGTGGGGATGTTATGCGTGTGCCGTTGTCCCACGTTGATTTGGCTGCGGCGAACATTGTTGAAACTGACAGGCGTGTTGCGATGGCGGTGCGTTTGATCAATGTTGGTTTCGACCCTGCCGATGTTTTGATCAGTCTCAATTTGCCGGCGATGGATCACACAGGGCTGCCAAGTGTGCAGCTACAAAACGCGGCTTTGCAAGCAGAGTCTGAGGCGAACGTGAGTGACGTTTACCCAGCATGAGAGGAAACAAATGAGCGACCTAGAAATCAGGACTTACGATACGGAGCCTCTTGAGTTGCGTGCAGCGGAGTCCGGCGATGGCATGAGTTTCAGCGGGTATGCGGCTAAATATGACAGCCCTAGTTTGCCGCTGCCTTTCATTGAGCGCATTGCTCCTGGCGCTTTCACGCGAACGTTGAAAAGTCGCAACGACATCCGCATGTATGTCAACCATGACGACCGCATGGTGCTGGCTTCCACACGTTCAAAAACGTTGCGCCTTGAGGAACGGTCAGATGGGTTGTTTGTTGAGGCAGACTTGCCACCGACAACTTTTGGAAATGATCTCAGGATTTTGTTGGATCGAAAAATCGTGAACACCATGTCATTTGGTTTCTCTACCGTGAAAGATTCATGGTCGGACGATGGCAACAATCGCACCCTTGAGCAGGTGCGTTTGCATGAAGTCTCTGTTGTCACAGGTGTCGCCGCTTACCCTGCGACAACAGCAAGCGTTCGCAACCTTCGCCTGATCGCTAAGCGCACAGCCACAGACATTGATGCTCTGTCCGATGCGATTGCTGCACTTGAGGCCGGTGAACTCAATGACGATCAAGCAAGCCTGCTGCGCACTGTTGTTGATAAGGCAACCCCGCAGGCTGAGGAAATTCCAGCAGATCCAACAACGCCTTTGAGCGTGTTGTCAAACAAACTTGACCTTATCGCTAAGCACCTCAACATCTAGTTTTCACATTGTCGGAGCCGACATGTGGCATCGGGCAGCGGAGCCGCGCCCACTTTCAATCAATCACTAATACAGAAAGGGACAACCATGTCCTATTTGGAACGCCTCATTGAGGCTCAAAACAAAGATCTGTATTCGGCTCGCGCCTACATTGAGCGTGCTGAATCAGAAAAGCGTGAACTGTCAGTGGAAGAGCGCACCGCTTGGGATGCGATCAACGCTGAAATGGACACTCGTCAAGATCACATCAACGAGGTTCGCAACGCTGAAATGCGTGATGCTCGTGTTGCTGAGGCTATGGCTGCCGCACCTGAGGTTCGCAGTGCAGCAGTTCAGTCTGAAGTTCGCACAGATTCAGACATCCTTCGCGCAATGGCTCGCGGTGAAATTCGTTCACACACATTTGAGCAGCGCGCACTTGCTAAGGCAACAAGCACCAAGGGTCCAGAGACTGTTGCACAGGATTTCCTGTCAACTGTTCAGGCTAAGTTGCTAACCACAGGCCCCATGCTTGACGGTGGCGTTGTTAACCTGTTGAACACCAACAGTGGCAATGACATCAAGGTTCCTGTTGAATCAACTCGTGCCGCTGGTACGGCTGTGGCTGAAGGTGCAACCTTCGCTGTGTCTGACCCAACGTTTGGAAACATCACACTGCGTTCGCACAAGATTGGCACACTCGTTGTGGCTTCGCGTGAACTTGTTGATGACACGGGCATTGATTTGCAGGCTTTCCTTGGCGCACAAATTGGTGTTGCTCTAGGTACTGCTGCAAACTCTGTTCTCACTTTGGGAACGGGAACCGTGCAGGCTAACGGTATATCCGTTGCTGCTGGCTCGGGTGTAACTGGTGGGACTGGCGTCACTGGCGCGTTCACTGGCGACAACCTGATCTCGCTACTGCACAGCGTTGATTCACTTTACGCTGCACAGCCAAACGCTGGCTGGATGATGTCACGCTCAACTCTTGGTGCAGCTCGTGCGCTCAAGGGTGCTGAGGGCTACCTGTTCCAGCCATACATGACCGAGGGAAGCCCAGGCACGCTGCTTGGTTACCCAGTCTACGAAAACCCATACATGGCTGCTGCTGCAACTGCTGCCAAGTCTGTGTTGCTCGGTGACATCGGTGCTTATATCACTCGTGTTGTTGGTGGCATTGAAATCACCCGCAGTGACGAGGCCTATTTCCTCTCGGATCAGATCGCATGGCGGGCAACCATCCGCCTCGATGGTGACCTGGGCGGCGGCGGAAGCGATGCCGTGAAGTATTTCGCTGGTGGCGCTTCCTAGCCATTAGTGAGTTAGTCGTGGTGGGCGCAGGCGCGCGGGTTGCTTGCGTCCACCACTTTCAAACCCGCAAACCCGCAACCCGCGAAAGGTAATTCCCTGTGACAAATCCAATGGCATTGCTCTGGCATAGCAACTTTCCCGGTGTTGGGACCGGCTATGGAACGCAAACACGGCAAGTTGTTGAACGCATGAATCGGGATGGGATCAAGGTTGCAGTGAACTGCAACTACGGTATCCAAGGTTTCCGAACAGAATGGGAAGGCATTCCCATTTTTCCAATGGGTGTTGAGGGTTACTCCAACGACACTGTCCGTGCAAACTTTGCAACATGGAAGCGGGAAAACCCCGACTTGCCAGCGCATGTGGTGTGTCTTTTTGACGCATGGACGATGACAGAATCAATGTGGAAAGATATCCCAACATCGGTGTGGACGATGGTTGACCATCAACCGATTCCACCGAAAGTGTTGGAAGTGTTGAAGCGTGACAACATCACGCCTGTTGCTGTCACAAAGTTTGGTTTAGACCAAATGAAAATTGCTGGTGTTGATGATGCCGAATACATTCCAATGGCTATTGACACCAAAACTTACTTTCCAGGCGCGACCTATGACGGCAAGACTGGCCGCGAACTGATGCACTTCAAAGGTGATGCTGACGATTACTTTGTTGTTAGTATCATCAACGCAAACAAGGCTAGTGGCGCTGGTGGTATTCACCGCAAGTCATGGGCTGAAAACATTCTTGCGTTTTCTATCTTTGCACAGAACAAGCCTGACGTTCGCTTGTATCTGCACACGGAACGCTACGGCAACTATGGCGGTCTTGCGCTTGATTTCCTGTTGAAAGCCTGCGGGCTGCGAGAGGAATCAAACTACCGTTTCGTGTCTCAACATTCAATGCACAACGGTATCCCTAACGAGGCGATGGCCGCATTGTTCAACGGCACCGATGTGTTGCTTGCCAGCACAATGGGTGAAGGTTTTGGGCTGACTTTGCTTGAGGCTCAAGCCTGCGGCACTGTGGCTATTGCCAACAACTTCAGCGCACAGCCTGAACTGCTTGGTGATGGTTGGCTCACTGAAGGTCAGCCATATTGGGATGGCGCGCAACTTGCGTGGTTTAACACTCCAAACATTCCCAGCATTGTTGATGCTTTGGAGAAGGCTTACAAGCGTGGCAAGGGTCGCAGCAAGAAGGCAATGGAACATGCGTTGGCGTATGACGCGGACCTTGTTTGGGAAACCTACTGGCTGCCGTATTTGGAGAAGGTTGCCGCTGGTGGCCAAGTGTGTGAGCCTGTCGTCACTCAGGTGTCGGTTTCGAAATCCGCACCACATTTGACCATTTACATTCCAGCGTATCGCCGTGCTGAAGTTGCGCAGCTACTGGAAAGTCTCGCACCACAGTTGACCGCTGATATCGAGTTGATTGTTTCTGATGATTGCCCGAATCAGACCGCTAAAGCAGCGACTTTGGCGATTGATTCACCGGCCACAGTGACCTACATGCACAATCCGCAACGCCTCGGTGGTGTCGCTAATCTTGAACGCGGCTTGAATGCTGGCAGCGGTTCTTGGGTGTGGATGATTTC